TCACCAAGACGCTGGCCAAGACAGTAGACGGCGAAATCCTGGACATTACCAAGGTGCCGGCCGAGGCAATCAAATTCCTGCCCCCGCACAAGACCAAGAAGATCAAGTCGCACAAGATTGTGCAGTACATCGTTTCGGGCAAGGAAATCCTGGAAGGCCCGAACGAATGGAAGGGCAAATATCTCCCCATCGTTCCAGTTATTGCCGAAGAAACATGGGTTGGCGAGAACCGCATCAGATCCAGCCTTGTGCGCCATGCCAAGGACCCGGCCCGGCTCTACAACCTCTGGCGTTCCAACCAGATGGAGATCATCGGCCTTCAGCCCAAGGCGCCGTTCATTGCGACCTTCAAGCAGATTGAGAAATACCGGGCGATCTGGAGCCAGCTTAACAAGCGCGCCGTTCCTTATGCGCCATATGATAGCGACGGCTCAGCCCCGCCGCCGCAGCGTTCAGAGCCCCCCCGTGGCTCGCAGACGATGGCCGAGGAAATCGCCATTGCCTCGAATGAGCTTCGGGCCACGACCGGCATCTATGACGCTCAGCTTGGCCAGCATTCCTCAGAGGCTGTTTCTGGCAAGGCCATTGGCAAGCTTCAGCAGCAGTCCGATCTTGCCACCCTGCATTTTGGCGATAACAACCAGCTTTCCATCCGCCACACGGGCCGCATTCTCGTAGACCTGATCCCATACTATTGGGACACCGAACAGACTGTTCGCCTCTTGAACGAGGATGGCACCGACAAGTTTGAGAAGATCAACGGGCTTATCCTGACACAGGGAGGTGCCGAGCCTGTCCATGATCTCTCTGTCGGCACCTATGACGTAACGGTCACTGTCGGACCTTCCTATGCCACCAAGCGCATGGAATCGACCGAGGTGCTTATGCAGCTCATCCAGACCATGCCTGATGCTGCCGCGTTCATGATGGACATCCTCGTTAAGAACATGGACATCCCGGGCGGCGACGAACTGGCCAAGCGCTTCCGTATGGCGATCCTTAAGACCCATCCTGAATTTGCCGATAAGGACGATCAGGAAGAAATGCCGCCTCCGACGCAGGGCGACCAGATGAATGCCCTGATGGCGAAGCTTGAAGTTGCCAGCAAGCAAGCTGAGACCCGCAAGACCGAGGCCGAAGCTGACAAGGCCGAGATGGAAGCCGCGCAGACAGCCGTCGAAACCGACGCACTGGCGAATACACATCACATGCAAACAGAAGCCTTGGTCCTCAAAGAGATCATGGATGTCATTACGCGCGGCCAAGCCGCCATGAACCCGGAACAGTCCGGTACGCCCGCCCCAGCACCCGGGGCATAACACAGGAATCTCATGTCTGATGCTGGAAAGCCCGATGCGCAAGCGTCGGTATCCGAAACTGTTGCCGAAACGACGCCCGAAACCAAAGCAGAAGCTACCCAAGAGGTAGCGGAAACTGAGGTTAAGACTGCCGAAGCCAAGGACGAAGCGACAGAGGCGCCAGTTGAAGGCGCTGAGGTCGTGGAGACCGAGGAAGAAAAGAAAACCAAGTCTCAGCTACGTGCCGAACGCAGGCGAGCCCATATCGCAGCCCTTGAGGCTGAGGTTAAGCGGCTCTCCGAAGTTGCTGCCGCAGCAGAGCGCAATAAGCCGGCAACGGACGCGATTGGGGAAAAGCCTGACCGCGCCAAGTATGACGATGAAGCCGAATACACTGCCGACCTCGCCGCCTACAAGGTTAGGGAACAATTTCTAGCGGCGCAGAGCAAGGCGCACGAAACAAATACCACCACCGTTCGCAATGATTCCACCGCGAAACGGATGGAGCTTTTCAAAGAGCGCGCCATGGCGCTCGCAGATCGCTATCCCGACATTGAAGCAAAGGTGTTTAACGACACTACGCTCCCGATGTCCGCGACGATGGCGGAAACCATCATGGATTCCGAAAAGGGACCGGAGATTGCCTACCATCTGTCCGCCAATCGTGAGCTAGCGCAGCGCATCAAGTCGATGTCTCCGCTGCAAGCCGCGATGGAGCTGGGACGGATCGAGGCAAACCTTTCGCTCCCCAAACCTCGCACCCAAACCCAAGCCCCACCGCCTCCGACCACGCTAAGCGGCACGGCACGCTCTCCGAACAAGAACCCGGAGAACATGAGCCAAGCCGAATATGTGAAGTGGCGCAGCAACGGTGGCGGCGAAAAACGCACGGGCTAAAGGAGCCCCCAAGCCACAATGTCCAACACTATTCTGACGAACAGCATCATCGCCAAAGAGGCCTTGATGTTGCTGGAAAACAACCTCGTTCTCGGCAATCTTGTTCACCGCGCTTACGAAGACGAGTTCAACAAGGAAGTGAACGGCTATACGCCGGGCGCGACCATCTCGATCCGCAAGCCGGCCAAGTACACCCTGCGTACCGGCGCCACCATGGCGGTGCAGGACTCTGTGGAAGGCACCACCAGCCTGTCGGTCAATACCCAGTTGGGCGTTGATGTCGGCGGCTGGACCTCGGCCGACCGCACCCTGTCCATCCCGGAGTTCAACAAGCGCTTCCTGGAATCCGCGATGATCACCATCGCCCAGGGCGTGGATGCCCAGATCGCGGCGCTCTACAAGGATGTCTATAACTGGGTCGGCACTCCCGGCACCGTTGTGAACAGCTTTGCGGACTTCGCGCTGGCGCCGCAGCGCCTGGACGAAATGGCTGTCCCGGTTGACAACCGCTCGGCTGTTCTCAACCCCGCCGATCACTGGGGCTTGGTGGGCAGCTTCACCGGCTTGTACATCAACAGCACGGCCAAGACCGCCCTGGAAAAGGCCAAGCTGCCTGACATTGGCGGCGTTGCTCCGTACATGTCGCAGAACGCTCCGCAGCACACAACCGGCTCGCGTACCGACTCGACCCCGATTGTCAACGGCAACGTCACAACCACCTATGCCGCGACCAAGGACACTGGCGTTCAGGATCTGCCGTATACCGGCGCGATCTCTGCCGGCACCTTCAAGCAGGGCGATGTCATCAACATTGCCGATGTCTATGCGGTGAACCCGGTCAGCAAGCAGGCTCAGTCCTATTTGCAGGACTTCGTGGTCAAGGGTGACATCACCTCGTCCGGTGGTGCTGGCACCCTGTCGATCTCGCCCCCGATCATCACCTCGGGCGCGTATCAGACGGTCTCCACTGCTGGCTCGATTGCTTCCAAGGCCATCACCAACAAGGGCTCGGCCTCGACCATCTACAAGCAGAGCATGGTGTTCCACAAGAATGCCTTTGCCCTGGCTGTGGTGCCGATGATCAAGCCGGAAGGCGCGGTCGATGTGCAGCGTGTCAGCCATAACGGCCTCTCCATCCGCATGATCCCGGTTTACACCGGCGCGTCCGATACCTCGGCTATCCGTCTGGATATCCTGCTGGGTACGAAGACGATCTACGCGGACTTGGCGACCCGTCTCAGCGGCACGTAAGCCACAGACTGACCACTAATGGGCGGGGCTAATCACCTCGCCCTTTTCTTTCCCTGAAAAGGACTTCAACACATGACACAAAAACAGATTACGGACGGTCATCCGGACGGTGTTACCCTCTGCGCCTCTACTGATAAGTGGAGCGTTTGCGGCAAGACCGCCACGACCCGCCGTTCCGCGCCCGCCTCCATCGGCGCCTCCGCGACCACGGCCATTCTCAAGGCTGCGATCAATACCATCCGCAACGAGCTGATCCGCAAGGGCATCCTCGTTTAATGGCAAAAATCCACTGGGTTAGCACGCCAACCGTATCTGACACGGAACGGCAGGCTAATGCAGTGGTTGTCGGCGCGCTCGGCCTCCCCAAACACAAGGGGGCCGGGCGGCTTGCCGTTGTCGGTGGCGGTCCATCGATCAGGGACCACATTGACGAGCTGCGTAACTGGGATGGAACCGTTTGGGCCATTAATGGCACGATCAATTGGTGCATGGATCATGGCATTGACGCCTGGTTCTACACCGCAGACTCAAACCCACCTGCCAAATGGCCTTATGACCTGTCACGGATCACGAAGGCGGTACTTCTTCCGGACTGTGCGCCTGAGATGGCGTCCCACCTTCAGAATATCGGCGCGCATATCGAGTTGACGGCTCTCTTGGAGAGTGGCCCGACCTCCGCGAATGCCGCGGATTATCTCGCTATCGAGGCTGGTTACAGCCATGTGACCTATTTTGGTTGCGAGGGTTCATTTGAGCCCAAATCAACCCACGCTTTTCAGTCATCCGAGATCGAGGATTGGCTGGTTGTGGACGTAGGCGGCGAGCATTACCGCACCAAGGCCGAGTTCATCAGTCAGTCCATCATGCTCTGCAACACGATCAACGCATTCCCGAAGTTCTACGCGGAAAAGAGCGGCGGGTTGCTCGCGGGGATGCTCAAGCATGGCCCCGATCACGATGTCTACATGGTTTCCCACTCGCTTTACGCGAAACTGACCGACAAAGAGGCTGCCTAAGTGCCCGAAACCGCCAGGAACATCGTAGAAGACGCCTTGGCGATGACGAATGTGCTTATCGCTGGCGTTGCGCCTACCGCTGTGCAGGCTTCAAGAGCCCTTCGGCGCTATAACAACATGATCCATGCCTGGAAGGGCCAGGGCGTTGATGTCGGGCATATCGACCAGACGCTAGACGATGATTTTGCCCTCGCCCCCGAGCACATCTTGGGCGCCAAGGCGCTTCTGTGCGTCATGCTATGTGGGGATTATGAGGTTGATGTGCCTGCCGGCGTGGCCGCCATGGCCACTGCGGGCTGGGCCGGGCTTCAGGCGGCTTACATTATCAATGACCCCGACAAGGACATGACGGTAGAGACTGGCCTTCTTCGCATTGGCCGCTTCCGCAATCCCGGGTCCTACATCCCGTGAAGGATACGCCCGTTCCGCTGGCGATGGCCTCGGATATGTCTGTTTCACCGGCCTTCTCCAGCCAGAGGCTTATCAACGTCTATCCTGAGAGGGCACGGTTTGGCGGCAAGGCGCCGTTCATGCTCCGCGGCGTCGAAGGCCTGAAGCCATACGGGAATATCGGCAACGGCCCATGGCGGGGCGAGGTCATGATGGCGGGGACGCTCTATGCCGTCCTCGGCACCCAGCTTTGGTCTATCCCGCGTAATACACCACCCGAGAACCTCGGCACTGTTCCGGGCAATGGCTACGTCTCGATGGCCACAGCCGGGACGCAGATCGGCATCGCGACGGAAGGCTATGGCAGCTTTGGATACGACAGTACCGGCCCGACTTTCGCTCAAATCACCGACATGGACTTCTTTGGTGGAACCTCGGTCACCGCATTGGACGGATACTTTATCTGGTCAAGCGGCGGGGCAAACCCGACCCGGTTTCAGATTTCAGCATTGCTGGACGTTTTCGCTTATGACGCCCTGGATTTTGCCAGCGCGGAATCTACTAGCACGGAACTGATCCGGGCCTACTTGGTCGGCTCCGAAGTCTTCATGATGAAATCGGACCGGATAGAGATCTGGTACGACAGCGGCAATTCAGACTTTCCTTTTGCCCGCATGAGTTCAACCATCATCCCGAAGGGGCTGGCGGCAAAGTACAGCCCGGCACAGCTTGACAATACAATGTTCTGGGTGGGTCGCGATGATGAGGCTGGCGGAACCCCAATTGTCTACCGGGCAAATGGGTATGTGCCAGAGGTTGTTTCGACTCCTGCGGTTGCCCGCGCTCTCGCGGAAATCAGTGACGTTGATCTGACTGGTCTTCGTGGCGTCTCGTACATCAAGGACAACCACGCCTTTTACGGCATCCTGCTCCCACGCGGTAACGCCTGGTTCTACGACATCTCGGAGCAGACGTGGCATGAGCGCTCGACCTACGCGCAAGACCGCTGGCTGGGTAATGGCTTCATGTCTGCCTACGGGAAGACCTTTGTAGGCTCGCACGCTGACAACACGATCTATGAGCTGTCCGAGGGCACTCTCATGGACGATGACGACATTCCGCTGGTTGCAGAATTTACCCTCCCGGCCTTTGCTGGCGGCCCTGCGCTGAAACGCTGCTCCCGCCTTTGGCTGGACATGGAGTCAGGCGTCGGCATCTCGACAGGGCAGGGCGAAGACCCGCTTATTGTCCTGAATGTCTCAGATGATGGCGGGGAGATTTATTCCAGCGACCTTATCGCCAACATCGGCAAGATTGGCCAGCACGGCTATGGCGTGGAATGGAGAATGTTGGGGCAGTTTCAGACCCGCATCCACCGTTTCCGCATCTCAGACCCGGTAAAGCGCAACATCATCGCCTGTTGGGGTGACTTCCACTAATGGGCGTCAGTAGGCTCCCCCCGGCAGACAAGCCGTTCCTGAACAGCAAAACCGGCCGCATCTTCACCGAATGGTACCGGGCACTCCTGAATATCCTGCAATTTACAGGCGTCGGCTTTCTGGTTGGCACCGGTGTAGATGGCGA